CTAGTATTCCAAGGATAACCAGCGCTGGTATCCATCTTTAACCGTTCTACCCAAGTTATTTTGTCATTGCCATTAATCGCATCAGTTAAACTTAAAGGAGTTAACAACTTGAGTTCACCAGTCTCACTGTATTTATTAGCCCAGTGTTTATGCAATTCAGAGGCGACAAGATCCACCCTGTCAAAATCAATCTTCGACGATATATTACTAACTTGCGTCAAATAATGTCGCTTTGATTTCCAATCAAAATTGGGTTTCTCTTTGTCGCAAACGTAGCCCCGCTGACGGAAAAATTCACGATAAGGAGGGTGTCCAAACTTACTCGAAGGACTACCTGTCACCTGGCGCAAAGTACAAATAAGCTGCATATGATATTCCTCTAATCCAGGAAAATTCAAAGGGTTAGATCGGGTCGGAATAGTCGTGACCGGAGGCAATTCTTGATCCTCACCAACGAAATAATCTTGGGATATGCTAGCAAACTGATTTAATGTAGACTTACCTTCCAACTGGGCTATAGCATCTTTTAATTGAGTTCTTCCAATGAATGTTGACACAACTATTGTGGAGTCTCTACTGTCAGCCATCGTCTGTAAGCCCAAAATAGATACCCCCCCTGTTGATGTAACTATAGGGGAGCCACTCATACCCGTGCCTGATCCAGTTGTCGTTCTACCAAAAAATGACAAATTGGACATATATCCAGGAGGAACTAAAGCATATGGTAAAGTTATTCCATTCTTTTGCGTCCAAGATTCAAAATCTACAATACCAACAGGATTTACAATATGCAATTTTTGTTTGCCCATTTGAACAGTATCACCGTTCTTTAAAGAAGCACTTTCGATAGGGAAAGCATGATTCTTTTCAAGAAAATAATCCACTAAACTTACTCGTCGCGTCATGCTCGGGACAGCAATAATAGCCCAATCCTCTTCGATATTCATAAAAATGTTCTTTTGTGTCAACACAAATTCAGATTTAACTTTACGTCCCTCGAGCAAAGATGGAAATTCTATATAACCCTTTGTATGCAAATTCTTCAAGGATTCTTTAGTCCCATCATATGAATAGAAGGCGTGAGCGCAAGTTAACACTAAAGTCCCCCCTATGGCCAAACCACGGACAATTCCGTCCGGTTGACCACGCCGCTCAATTATAATATTACAAGTTTGCCTTCTAAATCTGTTCTCTACAAACACTTTCCCTGATTCGCCATCCAAGCAACGGCTTTTATCAGAGCGAGTATCTAATTTGGGATTGGGATTATACCATGCACTTCGTGAATCTTCCTGAGAACTCAATGGCAAATCGGCAGATGGGAGCTTAAAATCTGAAGGCAAAGGTTTATCCTGCCTTCCAGGTAAGCGACTTATTTCAGGTGAAGGAACAGTTACAGGCTCCGCCGAAATTCCCGAGTCTCCCCCGGTCATTGATAATGAGGTTTTAAATAACCGAAAAGCAGGTTCACGAATTAAATGGCCCAAAGCTAAAACTAAAAGCACAAGAATGCCATTCTTTACAGTCAAGACAGACTTCATACGACATCTAGCATGTGCAAAACAAGCATTAAAGAACGCTTCGCGTGAAAATCCACCTCGAATTAAAGTGCTGGAAAAAACCCAAGATTCATGACCAACGGTAACAGCTCGATTCCACAAATTAGAGGCTGCCCAAATAGGTATTTGGACAGTATCAGTAACAGTACAAGCTTCCGGTGAACAAGCAAACCACTGCCTGGTCAAAGAAACAAACGTGTGAAGCACCACAAAAGTCCAAAAAGAAAGAATACCCCCGTGATATAGTAAAAAGATGGCAATCCCCCCAAACGTAAAGCAACCAAAATAATAAAGTGTCGCCAAAATCAAGGAAAAAATTGAAAATAAACACCACAACCTATACGAATCCCACTGAGATACTTTCTCCATTGGTGCTGAACTAACTGAAATAACATCATCACTAGACTCTCCTATGGTGGGAACGAGGTTAATGGGTTGAAAACGCGCAACCACTGGTTGATTTGCTGGCATATTACACCTACAAAATTGTGACGGTAACCGACAACCTGAACATAAAGTCAATTTTGACATATCAGCATGGGATTGCATTACTCTATCTTGTGAAACCAAATGATTCTCGAACGCATCTTTAATGTAACTCAAATAATCGAGAAGACTTGTTTCCTCATGGTCAAAAGTTTGAAATGGTCGTCGTGACACCTCGTCTCCAGTCTCATGCAAAGTGAAATTCCAATAAGGTGGAAATTGTCGAGAATAAGGTTTGACGCCTCCCTCACTATCAATCCGTGTCCAAAAGCGTCTAACTTTATCCATATCAAGTCTGCCCGTGGTGTCCGCAAATGCTGGTTTAACAGACATCCTGGTCCAGACATGAAAGCGCCTATATATTGCAGCGGGTGTAGCAAACATATTATGTGCTCCTAAATTGAAGACATTCGAAGTCGCTATTAATGCTGTTGAAGTGACGCACTGGGTGCCTTTATCATCAGCTTGGGCCATAGGTACTACATATGGAGCATTATTGCTAACTTGCAAAATATCAGCCATGGACTGGTCAGGTGTCTTGCTCTGAGGGTGCACTGCCCCAACATCATCAAACAAAATGTACTCTTGCCCAACGAACGTATCCCAAAACGTAGTCATGGGACTCCTGGAAAAAATCATCTCAGGCGAGTGCTCCATTCCTTGTAAAGCAGATATATAGGCAAATATCGTATTTGCTACATTCGATTTCCCAACACTGGTTCCTCCAACTAAGGCAATTCCAAAAGGTTGCTTCCTGTATTTCTGTGCCAAAACTTTCCTAGCTAATACTGATTCAAAAACTATTAACCTATTCTTTAATAGCTTAAACTCATTTAAAACGAATTTGCTGGATGTCAGCTTAAGAGCACTCTCCACACGCGGCCAATCAGTCTTTAATAATTTTAAAACACGTGTTCGAAGCAAAGTTATAGGAACATTCTTTCCATCGACAGTTACAGGGTCGGTGGCTGTGCAGTCCGCAAAGCCAGCACACTTCTCTGCCAATAATAACTTTTCAGCTTGCTCTTTCCACAAAGTTGATTCCTCTGGACTAAACATTGTAGCGGTTGGGAATCTAAAAAGATGCCACCCAGCTTCAGCTAACCACTTAAGCAAGCCAATAAAATAACCGATCATGTCGACCTGTTCTTCAAAGCACTGTTTCTTCATAGCTTCCGAAACTCGATTCATCCCTTCGGCAGTAAATTCACCAGATTTGCAAAATGATAATAAGGCAATAAAAACAGCCAATATCTGCAATAATTTCTTAACTACCTGGGATCGCAGCATGCCATCAAAGCCATGTAAATATCGAAGCAATCCTCCCAGTGAGGCATCAAAAGATGTTGGCGTAAATCTGGCTGCATTCATATCCATTAATTTGGATATAAACTCCGTATCTTCAGCGTAAGTACTACTTCTATAAGGACTCTGATTCTGGGAACCTCCAAAGTCGTAAACTTCAGAATGAGGTGGATTACGTCGTCCTTTAACATGTTTGGAAACCAATCCACGGTTCGTAACTGGAACTCTTTGAGATTCCATTCTCTCTTCCCATGTCATCCCAGCAGTCATAAAATTATCAATCACCTCCACTAATTCAGTAAAAGCGTGCATGAAGTAATCTCTCAACCACTCGTTGGCAACATTATCTAAAACTATCCCTAAAGGACTGTTACGAAATTGCAAAAGCTGACAAGCTAAAGCCGCATGTCTAGAAGCTCTCTTATCGGTCATAATATAAAATATCTGAATCACAT